CCGCCTTATCATCTTCCGTCAGCACCGCTTTCGGCTTGCGACGGATGCGGTCGGGGTGTTTGGCAGCGATTTCGATTACGTCGGCGAATGCCCATGTGTCAATCATGCTGGAGCAATCCTCATTCTCAGCAGACACTACGTAAGGAATCCCATTTTCGGCAACCCAAACATTTTTGAGCCAAACCGTCCCATCTTCCCGCAGCACATCAAACCTCTCGCCAACCCCAACACCAAAAAGCTTGCACAGGTGGGGTTCGTCCGGCTCTGGCGGTGCTGGGCTGGGAATGGTGGCGGGCATCTCCCAATTCTGCGGCGTTGCATCCGTGACGGCGCAATACGCCTTACCGCTTGGTCGCATAATGCACTCCTCACATCTCCGCTCTTTGCAAGCCTCGATTATATTTTCCATGTCTGCCAGCATTTGTTTATCCGTTATATTCATAAAAAAACCTCCGTTTCCTCAAATTTAATTAAAATTTACGTAAATTACTCGGCGATTTATCAAATGCAATTAAAAAATTTGCTTAAAATTTCAATTGGTGACCTCCGGCGGTTTGGCGCCCACTCCACCGCAGGCGCACGTTGATTCCATGCGACTATCAGTGCGTCCGTGTCGGGATATGTTGCCAGCCATCCATCCTCCAACTCAACGCCGCACTCCAACTCAACGCCAAAATACATGTTGCACGCTGCGCAGTGGATGGCGTATTTACCGTAATTGTCCATAAATGCTGTTACAAACCCATCACAATGCGGGCAACTCAGTAGCTTTTTATCCATCTTGCTCATCCTCCCGCCAGACCACAAACGTGTCTGAATTTTTGTTGCGTGTCGCTGACACTAGCACTCCGTCCCGAAAGTGGGTGACGAAACAATAGCTCTTTCCGTAGTCAGAAATTCGCCCACGCTCAATTATCGACTGCACATAGACAAGGCAGCGCCCCATCGCCATACCTGTGTCGTTGTGGACGATAATGCTCTCACGTTCCATCTTGTTCCGTCCTTTCAAACAAACTCCCCTGCGCTATGTGCGCTGCGTCTTTCAATGCTCATCCAAAATCCGGACAATGCGACCTTCAAACACATTCTTGATTGCTCTTGTCATTTCCAAATCCCGATAAGCTACATTCCTTGTGTCTCTATCACTTGCAGACTCATAAAAAGCTTCTTGCCGTACCAATTCCGAATTAATTAGCATGCGTATGTAATTGACAGTTCCCGTCAATGATGCTCTCATAAACTACTCCTTCCTTACTGAAACACCTTGTAACACCGCAGTTACACCAAAGGTGTTACGTCGAAAGCCTTGCGGCTCTAAGCTTTGCTGGTGATGTAACACTTGTAACACCTATTTTCTATGTTCTATATGCAAGAAAGACAGAAAATGATTTCGCTCTCTCTCTCTTTTTCGGAGCGATGTATCGTTTTTTGGTGTTACAAGGTGTTACGGTGTTACAAATTTCAATCTTCGAATGGAACGCTATATTGTTCTGAATTTTCATCAATTTCAGTGAAATCCGGCTGTTCTTCCGTCAACGAAGTGTCCATTTTCAGCCAAATGCATCTTGTCACTTTTCCGAGTATCCGTTTTCCCTTTGTGGATTTTCCATCATTTCCCAATTCTATAACACCCAGTTTTTTCGCCCATCCGATGAACGCTGTGGCGTTAAAACCTTCGTCATTTAGGATTTGGTCAAACTTACTTTTGATGATATAAGCGTATTCATTGTCCAAATCTCCCCATATTTCTCCGGAATAATCTGGGTGTTGGCTGAATTTATTTTGGTTGATGCTGATAAAATCATAGAGAAATTGAAGCGCTCTGGCGTTCTGGTTTACGCTTGATTTTGAAGCTAAAAATGGCTTGATATCCGATGCCGTTAGCCGAACCCCATCATGGAATATCCATTCCTCAATTAAGGCGTCAGCGGTCAAAATAAGCGCCGCAGAAGCCGTTTGCTTATCCATCGTGTCATCGGATTTGATAGCCGCTTGCATGTCGTCCTGCATCTTTTGAATACGCTCTATTGCTCCCGACTCGTTCAACTTGGACACAAATTCTTTCCCCGCAAAGCCGTAATTTCCGTAAAGAGTTGTCACTGTTTTTTTGGGGTCATCAAACAAATGGATGTCGTGACAGTCGATTTCAAGCGTCCGATTGACGGCACCTGCGCCGCTGTTTGGAGAGATAATCGGAAATTCTCCGGTGGTCATGATGCAGTTGCGCCATGTCGGCGTTTTTTGCAGGCCGCCGGTCTTCTTCCCTCTGCCTCGTCCAACGCCCTCTGCAAGTTGATAAATCATCTTGTCAAAGTCTTTGCGCTTGTCTTGGATGAGCTGGAGTTCGTCAATAATGAGCGGGAGGGAATTGCAAAATGCTGCCCCCAGCTCCTTGCTGACTTCCGTTGCGTTCATCGTCTGCACATACTTACCCGGCTCTGGGTCGCCCCACACGCTGGCGGCAAGCAGCAAGCCAACCGTCTTGCCGGTTTCACTGCCGCCCCACAGATGGACAAAAAACGGCAGGCAATTGCATACCTTCACAAGCACCGAGGCGAAAGATGAGGCCAGAAGCAGCCTTGCTATCACATTGCCTGCTGTCGACCCGCTGCGCACCTCCAGACAGGCTTTCAGCCAAGCGTCACGACTTCCCTTTTCCCTGATTGCTTCAAACCTTGTACGATATTCATCTTCCCCATCAAAGACAAGTCCATCGACGTAAGGAGAGAATCCATATCCATCTATCCAGCCGAGCCGCCCAACGCTTGGAGTTTCTGGAATTATCTCATAATTGCATTGCTCTACTTCGGATAAATAGCGTACAAGATGTTTGCCGGTCTCACTGTTCACAGCAATGCCATATTTCGAAAGCCCGATGATGGACCTGCTGTCAGACACAACGCTTCTATCTTCTATGATGCTGTTCCAGCGCCCACCAAGGCTAAACGCCAACTTTACTTTGTGTACGCCTGTGTCGATGTTTATCAGGCGCTCGACGGGCATAATCGGGTGATAGCACGCAGTGATTTCAAGCCCGAATGAGCTTACACTGTAAATCCCGTCATCACCGGCACTCCATGCCCCACAATCCAGCTCCATCGGCTGTCGGGTAAAGTCTGTCCTGTTGTATCGAATGATAGAGTCGCCTTTTATCGTGGCGATATAGTCCTTAAAAAGTGTTGCAAGATTGCGAACTCCGACCTCCTTTGCCCGCTCGGACATAATATTGAGGAGCTGCCGGAGTTCAAATTGGTTGTCCTTGAATTGATACAGCCATTCGTAAGGTGTCGTGCTCATTAAGTAATCATTTCTCACGAAATCTGGCATTTTTTCTTCCAAGCGTCAAGTTCACCTCCCGAAAAGTATTCATCGAGCCAATAATTGATATAAGGAAGCCGCTTGACTGCCTCTACGTAAATTGGGTGGAACCATACAGTTTCACCATCCCTGACAGGCGGTGCCATTTCTACAATCTTCTGGTAATATCGCAAATCACGAATCATAACCAAAAATTCGAGTTCTTTGGCGTCTTTCTCCCGCTGTTCTTTGCGTTTGCGTGCAAGGATTGCAGACTGTTCTTCTCTGCTCGGCTTGCTCATTGTCAGACCCAGCCGAAAATCGCTGTCAATGCGCAGCACCGCTTGCCGGAAAGACAAGTTAAACAGCTCCATTACAAAATCAATCACGCTGCCGCCTTTCCCGCAGCCGAAGCATTTCCATCCACCGTCAGGAAATAATTTAAGACTGGCGGTATCGTCGGAATGGAACGGGCATCGGAGAAATCCTGCTCGATTCACCTCAAGGCCGTAATGTTCTGCGGCCTGCTTCGCTGTCAGGATGCCCTTAATGCTGTCAGCTGCATTCCGCATTGGTCTCCCAGCTGGCACATTCAATCAACAGGATTACCTTTGCTTTGTCTACCATTGCCCGCCCGAATTCTCTCGCAAACCGCTCACGACCCGCCGTCAGATTGCCGCAAATTTCCGTTGCATTCTGTTTCCGCTCAATAACCAACTTGTCAGCCAATGTAAGCTCACTCCCATCCGGCAGGGTGCATCTGGCAGTGTAATCACCGTACTTGAGCGCAGCCCGCTCAAAGGGGCATCCAAACCCCTCTAAGCGTTTGCGCAGCTGCGGCGTGTCTTGTTCTCTGGTGTCTACGAGGACGGTCATGCTTTCCAAAACCCTATCGGCTTGATAACCTGTCATTCATGCTCACGCCCTTGTGTTCCACGGGTCGTCATTGTCGTCCACTGGAGGGACTTCCGTGTATCCTGCGCTTCCGCTGAGTAGTTTGGGCTTTGGTGCCTTGAATTTTCCGCTGCGGATATACTCGACCGGCAGAAGCTTGAAGCACTCAGTGGTCATGGCGACAGAACCATTATCCATCTCAAACTCCTTATCACGGAAGAGGGCCCCAACAGTCTTGCCCGCCAGCTTGGTTTCGTCCCAATCCCACGCATAACCGGCGTTGCTCTGTTCAATGGCTTCGATGGCAGATTTGAAGCTATTGGCCGTCCAGCCGTCCTTCTCGCTGCCGTCACCTTTGGGCACGTTCAGCCGGAATACACCCTTCCACTTGGCGTTGGCCATCTGCATGTCGTAATTGTTGTTATAGAAGTCCTTGTGCTCGCCCTCAGCGATATCAAAGTCAAGCAAAAGCTGGCTGCCCCAGCTATACTCCATTTCGGTGACACGGTGAATCTCAATCACATAGCCGCCTGCGGGAAGGCGCTCACCGCCACCACCAAAGCTCACACGAGCCGTCTCATATCCTGCAAATGGTTTCATTTCTGCTCCTCCTTGATTTCTTTGATTTGATAGTAATCACGAATTGCATCGTCCACAGCTTTCAGATCGTTGTCGATGTATTTTTCCTCAAACATGCCGAAGGGGGATTTTGCTGTATCGTTGCCGTTGGTTTGGGTTTGGAAGGTGTATTTGCCATCTGTGACTGCCGTCTTGAGAACAATGGTGAAAAGCCCTTCGAGGGTGACTTTCTCGTCCAAAAGCTTGCCAATGGTCTTGAACTTCTCATTCCCGTTTGCATCAAGGTCAATATGCCCCATGAAATAGACAATCTTGTCATCCGGCAGAGCTGCCGCAGCGTTAATCAATGCCCAGAAATTTTTCGCCATGACGGTGAACTTCTGAAAGCCGGTTACCTCGCTTGTCCGCATAAATTCGTTGGTCATGAGGTAGGTTGCATCGTCAACAACAATGGATTTTGCCGGAGATTTGCGCAATGCTGTGTCAATTTTTACATAATCATCCGTCTTGTAGGTGTCATGCTTGTTCCGAAACGGCAGTGGTTTCCCGCTCACATTGATAATACCGACTTCTTTTTCCTTGAAATTGCGCAGGCTTGTTGATTTGCCAGAACCGCTATGCCCGTAAACCATTACGATAATTGCCATTCTAGCTCTCCTCCTTTTCCCACTCAATTTCGATATATTCAGCAGCCTGAATAATAATTTGTGAAACGATTTGACTGCCGTACATCTGCGTTTCGTCTTGAATCTTCTGGATAATCGCCATAGCTTCGGGATTAATCCGCACAAGACCGCAAGCGACCGGTTCTTTCTTTGGAACGTTAATTTTAACTGGCTTCGCTTTCATTGTTCTCGTTCTCCTTATTTCACCTGAATATTTTTCTTCTCTACCAAAGCAGCGCCCGGAATCTCTTTGCCGGACAAAATCAACGTCTTGATTTCTGCTTTCACAGGGTCACGAGTGACTTTCTCCCGCACAAGTTCTGGTGCGTTGGCGATGGCCCATGCATAAAACCCTTCTGCGTCAGGGAGGTCTACGCTGGTGGACTTGCTAAAGCCAACCTTGCAGCGGGGCGTTTCAAACTTCTCTCCGCCGAGGAATTCAGATAAATATGCTTTCAATCCATCCGCCCTGCGTTCTTTGGCCGCCCGACGGTCTTTCAAGGCGGACTCTTCCGCCTTGATGGCTTCAGCCTCGGCTAGAAGGTTTTTAATGTACAACGCAGTGTTTTCAACCTTTTGGTGCCTGTCCATCTGCAATTTCTCAAAGGCATCGAAATCCATAATTTCCCCGGTTTCGGGGTCAACCAATCCTAAAATCGCTTGGTCAATTTCGTATAGGTTCAAATTTTCTTCCTCCATTCAATTCCCTATCATACCGCTGGTCATAAAAATCATCAGCGGCATCCAATTCCGCATCCTCGTCCGCTGTCTGTCCTGGAATCCAAGGCTCCGCTCGCTCAAATGGATACATCAGCTCGCTCCATGCAGCATCCCCCGCAACACGGGGATAACATTCTCAAAATACCTGAAACACGGCACTTCCTTATTGGAACGCTTCGCCTTATCGTTGTAC